GTAGTTTTACGAGTCAGGATGGCGAGTAGTACAAGAGAGTTTATGAATATTAAAATCTTGTTGACAGAATGTTTAGGAGTGCCTCTATGAGAGCCGCTGAACCGCAAGATTTGGGAGTATGGGTGGGCAGTTTGGAATGGTAACACCGTTCGCTGCCTATCCTGCTTATTTTAATTATGAAGAGAAAGTGTAAACATTGTGGCAAAGCAAAAGAAACCAGCAAATTCTGGAAAAGAGAAGATAGAAGTGGTTACTACGCTTGGTGTATCTCCTGCTGCAAACGAGAAGGACGAGAACAAATCACAAAAGATATACCGGGAATACAGTAAGAATTTTGCTTCGGCTGCAAAGTTATTAACTGCTGCTGGAGCAACACAAAAAGGACTTGCTCAATTTTTTGGTGTCACAAGAGCAGTCATAAGAGGTTGGAAAAAGAAACATCCTGAATTTAAAGAAGCATTAAATAAAGGAAAAGAAGAAACAAAAATTACTCTTGCTTTTGAAGGTTTACGCAGAGCAATTGGATATGATTATGAAGAGTATTGTGAAAAACCAATACGAACAAAAGATGCAGAGGGAAATATAACGTATGTAAATCATAGATACACTTATTCAAAACATCAACCCGGAGACCCAAAATTATTGATGTTTATGCTTGAGTGTCTTGACCGTATGTTGGGTAATGATGATTGGAAAAATTCTCAACGATTTGAAATTGAAACTAAAAATACTACTCCATTGAAGCTTGAACAAGCTCAGGCTGACCAAATTGCACAATTAACAGGCAGGTTGAGAAAATTTGTTGAATCAAAGGAACTACCGTGAAAAAGTTAATTCTTTTAAGTATTATATTTTGTTTAATTTTATTTGGTTATAGTACGTTACCTGACGCTGTTGATGAGGTTTATGATTCAGTAGTGCATATATCAATGTATGAAGATGGTATGTTGATTAGTGAGGGTTCTGGAGTAATTGTTGATACAGGTGTAGTATTAACGGCAAAGCACGTATTAGTTTCTGAAGAGTTAAAAGGATTAATAAGTTTTGATATTACTTTTTCTAATGGGGAAACTTGTCTTATTGATTCCTATTATGTTGACCCTTGTGATGATTACGGATTTTCAAAATTTACTTGTGATAGAGAATATAAGATTGCAAAAATTGGAGATTCAAATGAATTAGAATTAGGAGATTCAGTTTTTATTATAGGTTCTCCTTTAGGATTACAAAATTTTAATTCTGTAACTCACGGTATAATTTCAGGATTTGATAGACTTAATGAGAATTTAATTCAAACTGATTCACCAATTGCTCCCGGAAATTCTGGTGGGCCTATGTTTAATATTAAAGGTGAAGTTGTTGGAATAGTTGTTAAAGGTTTTATTTATTATGATGGTTTAGGTTATTGTATTCCCTCAAATAATATTGATTTTAATATTTCAAATAAATTATTTGTGACAATAAATGAATATTAATTTTGACAATATCTTTACTGCTGAGGATTTCTTTAATATCATTCCCACTGATATTGTAGAGAATCTTGCTTTTAGAAAAGAACTACATAGTATTTTGGAAAATGATGAAGGATTACAAGATATATTTTTAAGTATGTGTTTACAAGACCCTGCAATAGCTTTTAATACAATGTTTTGGACGTATGACCCTCGTAGACCAGATGGTTCACAACATCAATTATTTATTTTACGACCCAAACAAATACCAGTTGTTAGGTCAATTAAAGAACATATTTATAATAAAAGAGATTTATTAGTAAAGAAAAGTCGTGATGAGGGGGCAACTGAATTATTCTGTAAAGTAATTGCTTTTTTGATTAGTATAGTACCTGATTTATATTTTTTAATGGGTTCAAAAGCTGAGGCTTTAGTAGATGATGCGTCAATTGAAATAAAAGATGGAGTATTAGTTGGCCCTCATAAAGCTTTATTTCATAAGGTCTTATATACATTATCAAAATATCCTCCTTGGTTATTTAAACGCTGTCAAATTGATAAATGGACAAGAAAATTTAAATCTTTATATAATCCATTTTTAAATTCTACTATAGAGGGAGAGGCAACAACTCGTACATTTGGTGTTCAGAATAGAGCTACTGCTGTTTTTATTGATGAGTTTGCTCAAATTGAACCACCTATAGCAATAGATTTAAAAGATAATATTCACGATGTTTCTGATGTTTGTATTTATAATTCTACACACGGCCCTTGGGGGAGTGGGCATCCATACGCAAAACTTTTGACAGAGGGAAACATTGATATTGTAGAATTGGATTGGTTGGAGAATCCTGAAAAAATAAAGGGACTTTATAAAAGCCCTGATAGAGATATTATTGAAATAGTTGATATTAATTATTATAGAAATAAATGGCCTGAAGTTTTCAATAAAATTGAAGCAAATGTTCAATTTAAATTAAGTCAGTTAGAACCTATATTTTCATTGAATAAAGATATAAGATTTGTTGCTGATGGTGGAGCAGGTTCTTTTGGGCAACCTCGAAGTCCTTGGCTTGACCACGAAATACTTGATAGGGGTAGAACTAAAACTTATGTTGCCAGATATATTTTTCAAATTCCTTCAGCTTCAGCAGACCAAGTATTTGATAATGAGTCTTTGCAACTAATAAAAGAAAAGTTTATAAGGGATGCTGATTATTCAGGTGAAGTTTTATTTGATTCAATAAAGATTAATGAAAAGTTAAGTATAAAAAATGTTAAATTTACTTACGGAGGAAGTAAAAGTAGATTAAAATGGTGGGGTCAATTACCAAATTTAAGACCTGACCAAAATCATAACTATATAATTTCCGTTGATATTTCACGAGGTAGAGGAGCTTCCAACTCTGTAATACAAATAATTGATATTAATAAAAGAGAGCAAGTTGGAGAATGGTGTGACCCTTATATTGATGTTACTGACCTTGCTGAACAAGTATTAGCTATATGTCAATGGGTTGGTGGAGCTTCTAAACTTCCTTTTCTTATTTGGGAAGCAAATGGGCCGGGGGAAACTTTTGAGAGTAGAATAAGAAAATATGGTTATTCTAAAATATATATACGTAAGAGTGTAGGTAAACGTCATAATACTACCCTTGATTCTTATGGTTGGCATAGTTCTTCTGGAAGAAATGGGACTAAAATGATAATGCTTTATCAACTTGATGGAGCATTAATAGAGTCTTTAAAAGAAGTTAAAAAGCATAATTATATAATTATTCATAGTATTTGGTTACTTAATGAGCTTAGTGATTATTGCTTTGGAGAGAGTAGAGAGGATGCAAATATATCAACTGCTGTTGATGAGAGTACAGGGGCTAAAATGAGTCACGGAGATAGAGTTATTCCTATTGGAATGGCTTGTATTGCTATGACAGAAAAGAAAGGCTCAGTAGAGAGTTTAGCTGCTAATCCTCCTTTTAATTCTTTAGCTTGGAGACGAAGATTACACTCTGATAATATTAGAAAAAAAGATGAATGGTCAGACAATAAACATAAACAAGGGGTAGCTAAATGGCTAAGTTAACTGATACGAATACTGAAAATACTTTAGTAACTGCTATACACGATTCTATTGACGACCACAATATAATTGTAAAACCTTGTTTAGAAAAATTTCACGAAATTTTAAATGAGTATTCTAATGGTTGGTACTCAAATGCTCCAAGAACTCGTAGACCATTTAATATGGTTTCAAGAGCAGTAGATTTATTTTTACCTATATTAGCTTCAGCTAATCCTAAGTCTATGGTTAGAGCAAGATTATTACAATTAAAACCTTATGCTGAGTTAATTCGTCTTACATTAAATCATTTATCTGAGGAAATAAAACTTGGTGAAACTTTAAGACAAGCTGCATTTTATGCACTTATGTATATGGGAGTTGTAAAAACTGGAATATCTTCTGGAGGTCTTAGAGTTGAAGATGCTTTTGGTTATTTACACGATGCAGGTCAAATATTTTGTGATGTAGTAAATCCTGAAGATTATTTCTTTGATGTATCTGCTCGTAGGGATGATGAAATGGATTTTGAGGGAGATTGGTATTTTCTTCCTTACGAGTATATTGCTGAGTCTGGTCTTTATGAAAATTTTGAGAATTTACACCAAACTACAACCACAGCTATTAAAAATTCAGGCAAAGAAATTACTACTGGTAATCAATTAAAAAATATGCACACAATTAAGCCTTATGTTAGAGTGGCTGATGTGTGGATTCCAGCAGAAAATATGGTAATGACTATACCAATGAAGGGTCAAGGAACTAAACCATTAAGAATTTCTGAATATAATGGAAGTGAACTTGGGCCGTACACTAAATTAAGATTTGGTACATTTGCTGAAAGTATAATTCCAGTTCCACCTATTTATGTGGGATTAGATTTACACTATCTGATAAATGTAGTTGCTCGTAAAATGGCTCGACAAGCTAATCGTGAAAAAGTTGTTCTTGCTTGGGAAGGTCAGGCTGAAGATGATGTAACAAATATTAAATCTACTTCTGATGGTGGGGACGTTAGAGTTGAAAATATTGATGCAATGAAAGAAGTAAAGTATGGTGGAGTTACAGATGATTCTTATAAGTGGCTTACTCTTCTTGAACAAAAATGGAGTGAGCAATTAAGAAATGCTAATCTTCTTGGTGGAGTAAAGAGTGAAGCTGAAACATTAGGTCAAGAACAAATGCTTTTAGCTAATGCAAGTGCTGCTATTGATGATATGGTAAATGCCAATCATTTATTTATAAAAGAAATATTTAAGAAATTTTCATTTTATACATTAACTGACCCCGGTTTAGATGTAACTGTTTCTAAAAGATTTCCTGACCTTGCTGAATTAGAAGTAAGAGTTACTAAAGATAGTATTGAAAATGATTTTTGGCAATATAATATTGATGTTGAACCATATTCAATGCAAAGGATGAATCCTACTATTCGTATGAGAAGGATTATGGAACTTGTAAATGGACTTATTCTTCCAACTCTTCAATATGCTGCACAACAAGGAGCAGTACTTGATGTTGTTGCTCTTGTAAAACAAGTTGGACGAGACTTAGATTTGACTGATTCTGAAATAGATGAAATTTATCGTTCAGTTATAAAACCTTCTGATTCAAATTTAGGCCCATACGCTCCTATGAAATCAAGTGCTGTTGGAGACCAACAGGGGGCTTCAGGGGCAAGTAGAGAACTTAATTCTATACAACAACAGAATAGAGATGGTGGTAAACCCTCTCCTCCTAATAGTAATAATATGTAGGTGATTTATGCCAAATCCTAATAAGAATGAATCTAAAAAACAATTTATAGCAAGATTTATGGCTTCTTCAGAAGCTAAAAGAGATTATCCAGATGTTGCTCAAAGAGTAGCAGTTGCTTATTCAAAATGGAGAAGGAAAGGTAAATAATGGCTAAAATAAATTTAAAAATAAAATATAAAAAGAATGGAAAAGATTCTATTGGTAGACAAGAATATCCCTCTATATATTTAAGTGATGTAGAGTTGCCTTTAACTAAGGCTGGAATAGGTAAACTTGTGAAAGCAAAAGTAACTCTTAAATTTACTGGTTATAGAGAAGATAATTCAACTGATAAAAATCACGTTAGTTATGATTTTGCTATTCACGATATTGAGTTTGAAGATAGTGCAGTAAACGCTGTTAAATCAATTATGAATAAGAGGAATAAATAATGGCTACAGCAAAAATTGGAATAAATATTGATTTATCAGATTTAGGTGGTGGGATTCAACCACGAAAACATATTTGGGAAGATTCTACTGCTCCTGAAACGGCGGTTCATATTCCATCTATGCAACAGGAAACAGCAGATGTGGCTGAAGTTGTTCCTATTGGTTCTATTGATGATGTTGATGGGATTTGGATTCGGGCCATTGAAAATGATGTTTTAGTTGATACAAGTTTTGTTTCTACATTTAATTCAGAAATAATTATTAAAGAGGGAACAAGTCAATTTTTCTGCCCCTCTGGTACTGTTTATTTTAAAAATAGTGTAGCTGCTGAACTAGTAACAATTGAATTAATCTGTTATGGTGAACAAGATTAATGACCAAGAAAGAATTAAAATTTCAGTTAGTTGATTTAATACAACTTATTAATTCAGATTGTAAAGATATTTCTATAACTGATGATTTTGAGGATGTTTTTGAAACTTTAAGATTATACTTTATTTATTTAAGTTTTGATAATTTGTGTTTAAAAGAAGAAATTTATAAATTAACAAAGGGTGAATAAAGATAGGCAGGTGATTAAAATTCCTCAATACGGATACAAATGTGATAAGTGTGATAAGGAAGTAATTGAAGATAGATTTATTAAAGATAGAAAGATAGAAAAAGTATGTGATTGTGGTGGAATTTTTAAGAGAGACTTTCAGCTTGAGCATAGAGGTTTTATGCAATACGGTGGGGACAAAGGGTATTGGTCAATGCAACTCGGCCCCGGCCCAAATCCTGACCAAATTGCTGAAGAACGTGCTGCTCATCCTGATAGAGAAATAGATAATAATGGCCGTGTTTTTGTTAAAGGTCTTTCACATCAAAAACGTTTGTTAAAAGAACTTGGTATGGTTGACTTAAGTTAAATTTTATCTACCCACTTGGAAGCTAAATTTAAGGAAAAGAAAATGTCTGACGAAGTAAAAGAAAATGTTGAGAATGTAAATGATGATGCCAAAGTCTTAAAAGAGGCTGAGGAAAAGATTGCTGAAAATGAGAAAAAAGCTGTAGATAGTGTACAGGATATTATGGATGAAATGAGAGAACGAGATTTACCAGAGACAGAAGTAGTTGAGGATAAAACGGAAGAAGTTGAAGATGTTGAGACTGATGAAGATTCTGATACAACTGAGGAGGTTGATGAAGAAGATTCCAAAGTTGAGGATGAAGAGTCTACCAAAAAGGTTGAAGCATTAAAACTACCCAATCGTTTGATTCAAGCTGCTAAACGAAATCATCTTACAGATGATGAGATTCTGTATCTTGGGGATAACGCTGAGAAGGTTCTTGCAAAATTGGCGGATAGGCTTGATGCTGTGTCTGCTGAGTTAGGGGAACGTGGACGAAAGCGTAGAGAAGAATTGCTCAAACAAAATGAGGAAAAAACTGAGAAGGTAATTCCTACCTTGGAATTTTCCAATGAGCAAATTGAGGACAATCCTGAATTGAAGAAAGTACAGGAAGCTATTGATTTTTTGCTGAATGAGAATAAGCAATTAAAAGAGGAATACCTTGCAAAAGAAAGAGAACAATCTACTCTTACTGCAAAGGAACTTGATGCTAAGATTGATTCCTTTTTTGATTCCAAAATCACTGACTACCCTGAACTTGGTAATTCAAAAGAATTGTCAAAAGCAGAACTTACTAATCGCTTGAATATTTGGGAACAAGCAGATAATATCAAATTTGGTGCTGAATTTAAAGGTGATAAAATGTCTGTTGAAGAAGCTCTTGATTTTGCTTTTTCAATATATGAAAGTAAGAATCCTGCTAAAGTTAAGGATAAGTTAGTAAAAGAAGCAAAAGACCGTGAAAAACAATTAATTGGCCGTCCTAATTCTAAAAAGATGAAACAGCCTAAAGTATCTGATGAAAAGGCTGTTAAAGCAGTTCAAGATGTTATGAACTCTCGTGCAGAACAAGGATGGTAATAGAAAGGTTTAAATATGAGTGTGGATAGTGGAAAAACTGTTGAGGAGCTTTTGGATTTAATCAATGCTGCTCTTCCGTATTTTGAGAAACTTAAATTCTCTTATCCTCAGAAATATACTGACCATCCTATTTTAAATAGGGTGCTTTCAAGTAATGCAATGAAATCTCATTCTGGTAAAAGCATAGAATGGAGAGTAGTTGTTGATGATGGTGGAGAAGCTAAGTCAACTCGTTTGTACGCAACTAAAGAGTACAATAAAACTGATAAGCTTAAAAAGGCTACTGCTCCGTGGGCTTCAATTACTACAGAGTGGATAATGGATAGACGTGAACCTCTTATGAGTGCTGATGCTGAACAGATTGTTGATTTGATGAAAGTTGAGAGAGCAACTTGTGAAGCACGTATGGCTAATAAGTTTGAGGAATATTGTTGGCAGACTATTACTTCTGAAGATGATGAGTTTGGCTCATTCAGAGGTATTCCTTATTATATTTCTAAAGGTGCTTCAAGTGGATTTACTGGTAAGTCCACAGTTGATAGAAGTGCAAATACTATAACTTCAGTTGCAGGTCTTAATGCAAATACGTATGAGCGTTGGGCTAATTACTTTGATACTTATACAGATTTTGATGGTTATGATGCAATTGCAGACCTTGAGCCTATGTTTGCTGCTATGTTTAAAGCGTGGATGAGTATTCGTTTCAAAGCTCCTCGCACGGCTCAGGATTTAGAGCCATTGAATCCTCTTGGTAATTATCGTATCTATATGGATTTGGATACACTTTTGGCTTATGAGTTTGCAGTACGTCAGTATAATCAGGGACAGAATTTTGGTTATGATGTAGGTAAATTTAATGGAATGACTGCGTTTAATCGCACACCTATTGAGTATTCACCATTCTTGGACATTTATGCTGATGCTGACATCACAGGTGAACATCCTATTTATTTTGTTAATATGAATAAGTTTGGTGTTGACGTTTTGAAAGGTGATGAATTTTATGAGCATCCTCCGCTTATTCTTCCTGAAAGTGGTGGTAACGTAGCTGCGGTCAATGTTGATTTGACTTGTCAGTTGAAATGTGAAGATAGACGTTCTCAGGCTCTACTTTGTGTAGCGTCAGAATAATGTAACTGCTGGATATTAACCAGTGTACAAAGGAGAATAAAATGGGTTTTCAGTATAAAAGTGAAAAAGTAAATCGCAAAGTTGTGTACTATGAAGGTACTGACCAGCTTTTAAAAGGTTATGCACTTTGCTATAACTACGATACTACAACTGATATTGATGGCAATACAGTTGCAGAAGGTAGTCAGTGTAATGGTAAGTTTATTCGTGTTGAAAAACCATCTACAAATGCTATGAATAATTTAGCCGGTTTTGTTCCTGCTGCTTTTGATAAAGTAGTAGGGCCGTGCTGGATGGAAATTACTCTACCTGAAGATGGTGTTATGGTTGAGGCATATACTAATGCAAGTTGTGTCATTGATGCAACAAGTCTTGGTATTGTTAATGGAAGTTATATACTTCAGGCTGTAACAGGAGACGGAGACCCTCTTGCTGTTGGTGTTGCACAGGAGACAGTTGACCGTTCTGGTACAAATGGTATTGTACTGCTTAAAGTCAAAAAGGATGGCCTTAGAAACCTTGTTGTTGCTCCTGTTAGAGCAGTTTCTACAGGTTATGCCTATGGTGGCATAATTGATGCTACAGGTATTTTCCGTGGTACTGCTGCTTCTAAGAGTTATGGTTTGCAGATTTCAGGTGAACGAGAAGCAGAATACGAGGCCACTGGAGATAGTAATGATGCTTTGTTAAAGATGAATGGTAGTAACTACGCTGAGAATGACACCAATTTTATCTTTAGAGGCATCAATGTTGCAATGACTAACCGAGACGGTGGTATTCTTGGTGAGCTTAGTAACAATATTAGTATTGCTCTTAAACAAGGAAGTGAAACGGATGCTGGTGTGGCTCTTCGAGTTGATGCACAGGATTTATCTGAGAACGCTAAGAATGAGTTTGGTGGTCTTGATATTGCTATCAATCGTGAAGGTCTTGCTGGTACAGAAGAGTATGGTTTGAAAATTCGCACTCGTGGAACTATTAATAGTGAGGTTGATACAGCTATTAATGTTTCAAAGGATGCAACTGACCACGGCTTTACTAATTTGTTTGCTATTGAAACTGATGCAGTAAATGTTGTTGCTGCAACAGGGGATACAGCCCACGATGCAAGTGATATTGCTATTCCTATTACTTTTAATGGGACTACATATTATCTAATTGCTCAGGATAGTTTGGGCTAAGAAGTTATTTTGGATTGGGGGCATTGTTGCCCCCTTTCCTTTATTTTTCATTATGTGAGGATTATTATGAATACTGAATTGACACTGGAACAAGCCATTAAAAATGTAGATTATGTAGTATCAAATTTCAGAGGGACTGTCAATGGGGTTGTATTAAGTAATATTGAACATAATGATTTACGAAATTCTTTTATCACAGTTATAAAGACACTAAATATGTTACAGAATAAATGTGATAATTTGGAAAAACAATTAGAAGATAAAAATGAAACAGCTGAGAAAGTAGAGTAATGGAAAGTTCACTAAACTATAGTTTTAAAGATTTATATCAAGATGTCCTTTCTTATATGGGAAGCAGTAGGGATGATGAAGGTGATGCTTTAACTACTGCTAAGAGACGGGTTAATGATGCCTACCGGCAATTTTTAGCTTTAGATTGGAGCTTTCTTAAAAAGTGGAAACTTATTCAAGTAATATCTGGTAGTTGGGAATATGAATTGCCTGATGATTATGTAATGCTTAAATCAAAATTTGCCTGTAGTTCACAGAATATAATTTATAGTCCAACTGAAGTTTCCCAAGAGTTTTTAATGAAACAAAGAGCTATGTCTGATACCAATGGAACTCCACTATATTTTGCATTGAGTTGTGATTATAGTAAAGATGAAGGAGTTAGATGGAAAGTATCTTTTTACCCTGAACCCAATTTAGATTTAACTTATGTTTATTGTTATAGAGTTGTTACTGAAGAATTAAGTTCTGATGATGATATTCCTTTTTGTCCTCCTGACTTATCAAATGTATTAAGAGCTTTTTGTCTTGCTGAGGTTGAAGCATTTGATGATGAAGGTGAAAAAACTGCTTGGACAACTAAACTATATCAGACATTATTGCCACAAGCTATACGAAATGATTTAAAGAAAAGACCTTCTCATATTTCTATTAGTTCAAAAGATGGTATTACTGATTTAAATTTATATAGTACAAGATTATTTCATAATGACGAATTAATTCCGGGTTGGGGATAGTATGTGGTTAGAAACTCTATTAGAAAAAATTCTTAGTATATTTCCTCAATTGTTAATTTTGCGTCTTGATGAGGGAGGTTTTAGAACAAGACCAAAGTTGTTTGGTGGAACAAAAACTATACCTTTGAATCCCGGAAAATGGTATTTTGTATGGCCTGTGTTTATGGAGTTTAGTGTTTGTAAGATTAAAACTCAAGTTAAAGATGTTAGAGTACAATCTGTTTGGACAAAAGATAGTTTCGATATTGCTATAGGGTGTTCAATAAGATATTATGTTAGAGATTGGGTTAAAGCACATTTAGAAGTATTTGATTATGATGAGAGTTTACAAACTATTACGTTAAAAACTTTATGTGAATGTATTTCTAAACGTACTTTAGACGAAATAAAAGCAAGTATGGATGATATAAAAAAAGAAGTTTTATCAGTAATAAGAAAAGAATCTTCTGGTTGGGGTTTGTGGATTCAGGATTTTGGTATAACAGATATAGGTCGAACTAAGAATATAAGATTATTGTTTTCTGAGAAACCTGCTGCTTTAAATAATATGGAATAATATGCCTGATAATACAGTAACAATTTATTTTCCAATAAAAGGTTATAAAACAAATTTAACCTATGTTAATCAAGAACCTTTATCTTCAGCAATATTAAGCAATTGTTGGATAAGAGACGTTTTTGAAAATAGAGCAAGAGGGGGACAAAGGGCTGGATTAGCAAAAGCATCTGATACTGAAATTTCAGGTGGTTCTCCTATTTTTAAAATGGTATCTATTATAAATACATACATTCCAGCAGAATAATTTTTAGGCTTATTAATGGCTGAAGTAAATATTTTTATTAGAGATACAGGGGAAAGCACTTATTCAGTACTCAAGCAATTCCCTACAGCTATGAATACTATACAGGAAACCGTACAGTGTGACGTTCCTGTTACTATAACCTCTATACGTTTTGGGGTGTATCTCTTTCGTCCAATTACCATTCCCCCAAGTGGATTTGATATACAGGTTCAAGGTTCTATTCAAGTAGGAAATGGTTACGCTGAGTTTGACCTTATAGATATAGACGATATTGTGGCAGGAAGCTATGGCTGGTATGAAAAGGTAATAACACCAGAGAACAATATAACCATAGGTGAGGGAGATTTTGCACAACTTAGACTGTGGGTAACTGACTACAATCTTGGTGTGTATCCCGCTATACAGTGGGCAAGACAGAGTACCTCTTCTTCTTTTTTGTGGAGAGTCTATGGGGAAATTTATGTTCCTGACCCTCCCGGAAAGGCACAGAATCCTACTCCTGAGCATAATGAAAACAAAAGTAGTGGAATAGACTGGTTTGTATCAACAACTTTATCTAAATTACAGTGGGAAGCTCCTGACTAATGGCTCTTACTTACCAAGTATATTTTAGAAAGTATGGCTCAGATTGGAGTTACTTAGGTGAGACCTCTGAGACTGAGTGGGACTTAACTGGTTATACAAATTTATTATTGTACACTTTATATGAGTGGAGTGTTGATACTTATGACACGGAAACAGAATTAACTACTACCGGGGATACTTGGTTATTTATAACAACCTATGGTTTTTTTTATCCTTTTCCAAGACGTTCAGATTTTGGAGATATTGATGAACAAGTTTGGGATTGGGAGAATGGGGAATGGAGTGATGATTATGATATATTCAGTGTTGGTGGAGGAAGGTATAGAAACAGTTTAGTTATCTTATCTGATAAGGGTGATATTTACATAGGAGAATAAAATGGGTGTTAGACAATGGCGAGCAGGAAGAGAAATAGATAAAGCAAAGGGGAGTAAAGATTTAGAAAAAATATTAAGGACAAATACAGTGAAGAAAAGCAAACTTCCAGCAAAAGTACAAAAGGGGAAAGAAAGAAGTACTATGACCCGAAAGATTGTTGAGTTTTTAAAAGGGGAAAAAACTTATATTACTAAAGAGCGGTACAAAGAAATGAAAGATGCTAAAAAGAAAAAACCTACAACAGTAAAAACTTCTGCTGTAGAAGATAAACTTCGTGATGCAGGAATTGATGAAGCGATGATTAAACGTCTCAGAGGAAAATAAATGTCTGACTGGATAATTGATAGACCTATTGGGTATGATGGTTCTAAAACTTGGGATAGGGATAATTTAGTTTGGTCAACCTCATCAGAATTAATCAAGGCTGGGGGTGGTCACTATAAAAATAATATTATTATAGTATCAAAAGACAAAATATATATTGGTGAATAATGATTGATTTAGCTGCTCTTGATTCTGATAATGGTTTTACTTCTGGAGATATTTCTCCAAAAGGTTACGTAGTAGTTATTCCTGCTTATCAAACTGTATATTTTGCAGATGGTAGACCTTATAATTCTGATATATCTGAGTCAGGATACCATAAACTTGATATGATTAGAACTTCATTAGTAGGTGCTGCCAGTGGAGAATTTATTCCCGGAGAAGTTTTTACACAGGAAACTTCAGAAGCCGCTGGTATTTTTTATGAAACAGTGGGTACAGGAGCAACTGCAAAACATTTAGTTTATCGTACAACCACTACTGAATTTGATACTACAAATGAAATAACAGGGGATATATCAGGTTCAACTTTAACACCAACATCTGTTAAAGCTCCTCCTCAATGGTTAAATTGGATATTAAAGGGAAGTATTCCTGATTCATTTGACTATGAAGGAACAGCAGATTCAGCAAATAGTACAAATATAACAGATGCTAATTTAATTGATATTTATACAGTTGAAGATGAGATAGTAGATTATTATGTTTATATAACAGGTGGAACAGGTTCAAGAAGTTATGCACAAATAACTGCTTATAATGAAGTTACTGGAGCAATTACGGTTGCTGATTGGTTAAATTCATCAGGAGAGGCTGGAGGTTATGACCCTGAAGCTGATTCTATTTTTGGAATTTCTACTGAAGCACCGAGTTCCGGGGGTTCATTTCCTGATGGTGGTTCAACAATAGGATGTTTATATAATGGTAGAATATTTATAAATTCAGTTTTCAATCCTAATCAATGGTATGCTTTTAAACAGAGAGACCCGCTAAATTTAGATACCTCTTTAGCAGGAGAAAGTATAGATGCTGCACAGAGTAGTCAAACTTGCCAAGCAGGTTTAGTTGGTGATGCTCTTATATCATTTATTCCTTTCAAGGATGTTTATTTAGGCTTTGGTTGTGCTAACTCTATTTGGTCTCTCAATGGAGACCCCGGAAGTACAGGGGGTTATTTAAGAAATATAACGGAAGAAAC